TGGAAACACCGCCTCTGCAACATTCAGAACGGCAAACACAAACGTTAACGCCGGTGCTGGTTCGACATTAGTTGGGGCAATGACAGCACCCGCTGGACACTTCGAGTTAGACACAAGCGGCGGAATAATTTTGGGCTACCTTCATGAGATATCAATTAATATTGTAACTGATATTGACTTGGTGGGCGGAGCGATTGTCGGTTATTACCACACACCAGAGTAGGATTCCTTAATGCTTAAAGCGAGATTAATAGATATAGCAAGTGGTAAGGACTTACACACGTATAGTGATCCGAGTGGGCATCCGACTTTAGTTATCACGGATTACGCTAAACTTCACGGTACGTTTGCGTCTGTGATTGGTACTTCTGGAGACATCACAACGATTATTGCCGCAAGGGGGAATCAGGGAATAACGCTTACAGATTTAATTATTAATATTGAAAAAACAAACAACGCTAGTGCGACCGTACAGGTTACAGACGCGGCCGGAAACGGACCAATCGTATTAGCAGTTGTGGCTTCAGATACGGGAGCTACTATGTCTATACCTTTTCAGGGAAACTTTTCAACTTGGAAAGCAGCGAGAATCGAAGTTGTAGCTGTATCCGCTGATGCTAACGTAACTATTGGGTATTACAGGGTCAGAGAAGACAACACATTGGCATATGCCGAGTGGGACGCAAAAAGATAAGGATTGAATAATGATTATTGACCTAACAACTCCGCCCACAGACGAACCCGTAACTCTTCAGGAATTGAAAGCGCATTTAAAAGTTAATAGCGGAACTTTAGCTGAATCTGTTGATGAAGTTCAATCCATCGCGCCTGATGAACAGTCTACCACTGTAGGCTATGACTTAGAAGGTGGTTCGGTTGAGATAACCTCAGATACTGCTCTAGTTTATGTTCAGTCCGGAACAAACGGTGGTGGGGGGACGGTTGATGTTAAAATTCAGGACTCTGTTGATGATATAACTTTTGCTGATTGGGGAGCTTTTGATCAAATAACGACAGCGAACGATAACGATACTTTTGAAATAGAATACACTGGAACGAAAGATTACATAAGAACCGTGGCGAAAGTTTTGGTGGCTTCGTGTAGCTTTGGAACAACGGTTGTTCAATATTCTCCCACTTCGGGAGAGGATGATCTTTTAGGTACTATCTTAATCGCAGCGAGAAGGCATGTAGAAAACGTTACCGGAAGACAATTAATGACCGCTACGTGGGATTATTCAATTCAGGATTGGCCCGACAGTAATCGTATTAAATTACCTTTCGGGAATCTTGTTTCAGTTTCGAGTGTAAAATGGAAAGACAGCGATGGTGACGAAACTACTTTAACGGTAACTGATGATTATCTCGTTGAGACGAACTCAGGTGAGTGTGGCTTCGTTGTTTTGCCTTATGGGATATCGTGGCCTTCTGGAAGTTTATATCCTTCAAATCCAATCACAATTCAATATGTTTGCGGGTACGCTTCAGCAGCGTTAGTTCCGGAAACTCTTCAGGTAGCAATTAAGTTCTCTGGTCAGAATTTCTGGCGACATGGTGGCGAAAGTGAAGATCTTAATAACTTAGTTAAAATGTTAACAAATTCTTATAGACTCCATGACTCTTTTTGTTAGAAATATAGCAGATTATAATAAAAGAATTGTCTTACAGAAACCAAGGGTAGCGAGAACCGCCCAAGGTGGATATACGACAACATGGTCAACTGTTGATACGGTTTGGGCCAGAATCTTACCTGTAAGTGCTAAAGAATCGAGAGAGACTGATAAAGAGACTATGACAATCTCTCACACTGTAAGTATTAGATACAGAAGAGACATAAGACCGACGTGGAGATTAAATTTTAAACTGAGATACTTCGCCCTAGTGGGAATAACGAATCCAGAAGAGTGCGACGAATGGTTAGATATTAACGTTTTGGAGGTTAAGATATGATGAATGAACTCGTTGTTCCAATGTCGAGGGTTGCAAAAAATCTTACGATTACGGCAAGACTTTCTGGACTAAGAGTGTTTTCTATAAGAAAAACAATTGGTCTTTTCCTTGTTAAGATTGGGGGTTGGATTGTTGGAACAAAGATCAAAATTGTCGAAGTGGGCGAATAATAATGGGAAGCAAAAAATTAGACATAGATAAAGAATTTGAAGAATTTTGGGTGCCAATTATTTTTGATTTAGAAAATGGAAAATTAAATCTGGAACAGCTCAAAAAAGAACTCTTCGATTATTCCATGCTTCTTAAAAACGTGCCAAAGGTTTATATGGAAGTTTCCGGTGGGTTAATTAGTAAGCCCAACACAGATCCGAGCGAAGTGATTGGGGCACTTAACGATTTGCTAAACAAAACAGTTGATGATGCCATCGAAGAACATGAAACGGAAAAAGTATAATGACTTCCGCAGCCGATGTCTTAACAAATTTATGTACTTCTATTTACAGTAAGTTTGCTGATAAAACAACAGCACTTGAAGCGTTTCATAACGACTTTTACACTTCAGTAAACGGACAGCTTTTTGAAGACGACGCGCCATTGTTTGCACAATATCCTTATGCTGTTTACTCTTTGCCTTCGGTGAGAAAAAGATACACATTTAGTGAAGAAGAAACAAACACTTACTTACAGTTATTTCTTTACTCAGATAATATGGATACGTCTGAGATTAAATTAATTTATCGTTACGCAATGGATTTATTTGACGAATGCTCTTTATCTATTACGGGATCAAGTTTGGTCTGGATGAAAGAAGATAACGTAATGTTTGGGATTGACCATCAAATTACTCAAGAAGGAACAAAAAGGGTATTAACTTACACCGTTAACATCGAAGTTTTAACGAGTTTAAATTAGGTATTATAATGGCGAATGCCGATGTTTCAATTAATTTATGCACAGCGATTGATACGAAATTTTCCACATCTAATGATTTTAACACAAGCGTAAGCGGTAAGTTCTTTGAAAACGAAGCACCAGTGGGAACGACTTATCCATACGCTGTTTATTCTTTAATAGCGGCACCGAAAGAGAAAACTTTCGCAGAAGTATACACAAACACGTTAATGGATATTGTTATATTTTCGTCAAACATGGATTCTTCTGAAATTAAAAACATTTATTATCATGCTTATGATTTATTTCACGAATGCGATTTAACAATAACGGGAAGTACCTTAGTGTGGATGAAAAACACAGGATTAATGACTGATATTCAGGAAGAAACAACACCTTCGGGAACGAGAATGGTAAGAGCTTATTACATGGACTTTGAAGTAAGGACGAGCTTAGATTGATGAAATAAACGCAAATAGTTCTTATGGTTGGAGGTAGAGCCGAAAGGTTTGGTCGTGGAGTGAAGTCTATCAAAAAGACAAAAGGACTTCTTGAGCTTCCTTATTTAGACGGAACCGAGACTCTTATTGATAGAACCATAAGATTGTTAAAAGAAATTGATAAAGGCTTTGATATAGAAAATATTTTAATGTGCGTTGGATATAAGGAAGAACTTCTTAAAGAAAAATATGATTGTAAGTTTCTAACAACTTACGACCCTAAGAATCCGACTGATGTTTTACCGGCTTTCTTAGAAGTTATTAACGAATACGATAAAGAAAGATTTATTTTTATCATGGATAATACTGTGTGGTCTTCTGAAGCTTTGGAACATTTTTTTCAATACAGAGGTTCAGCGCCAATGGTCTTATATCACGGTAAAGATCCAAATTATTGCGAAGTCTTTGGTATGATTATAAATAATGAAGAAGGTAAAGATATTATAAGACAAGCAAACGCAGTTAAGTCTATGCCGGTAGTTCCTGGTGAAATAAGATGGAAACTTCAAAATATAACCGATATAGAACCGAAAGATTGTAGAACGTCTTGTATGGAACAATGGATTGATAACTCTTGGATATCGGGTAAATTACGAGTGTATCAAAAAGGATTCGTAGACGACATTGATTGGGATTTTGATCATAAAAGAATATGTGAGCAAATCAGAAACAAGGAGTTTGTATGAATTTACCTGAAATAATCTATTTACAAACATATACAGATTGCAATGGTCATTGTTCTTATTGTCCGTTCGATGATATTTACGGAAGCGAAGAACCTTATAGTATGTCAAAAGAACATTTTGCCATGATAATTAAATGGTTAAAGTCTGTTGATTACAAAGGCAGGATTGGATTTCTTCTTCATTACGAACCAACGATA